CTCCTTCATCTGGGAGGTTAGGTTGGCTGGGATTATATTGCTCATGCGCTCAGTTTAGCGGCTTCCAGCAGAGGTAAACTGGGGTTCGCATTCCACTTTCTTGAGATACTTGCCCCACTTACCTCCAAGAGGTCCTCCATTCTTGCAATCAGTAATAGTAATGAAGCGACGGTCGCCGATAGCAGATGCTGGGATCCTGCCTTCCCAAACTTCTTTTGTGCTTGGTTTCACGATCTCAGCAAGAACATCAGCCTCGCAGTTAGCAACCTTGATGATCCAACCCAGAGCGGTTTGTTGTCCGTTTACCCAGCCGTAGCCAGCCGAGAACTTAGAATTGGAGCCATCAGCCAGGTCTCGCCCATTCCGGCTGTCTCGTTTCACTTTGTGTTCTGCTGAGTCATTTAGTTCTTTCAGAATAGAAACATCGTAGACTCCTTCCTTAATGAAGATTTCTTCCCGCTCACGATTGGTCATACCGGGATGGAGATCACGGAATTTGTCAAGGTGACGACGAACAGAACTTTCGTGCAGACGAGCAGCGTGTTGAGTGGTGGCCATTGTAGTTTACGTGCGCAACAAAAAAGGAGGCCTATTGGCCTCCTGGAACGTTATGGATTGGAAGTTCAGCGAGCGTATTTATTTCGGCGCCGAGTGGCCGCCGCTTTCTCTGCTCGGAGCGAGGCTTTCAAACCTCCGCCCAGTTTAGTGACGCTGTAGCTAGATGCCTCTGTGAAGAGCTTGGGTAATTCAGTTTTCTCTGGAGCTTTGGCCACGGAGTAGCCATCGTTCAGACCTTGATTTCGAAGAGCGGCTCGCTCAGCAGCGGCAGCTCGACGATCCGCTTTGACTTGCTCCTGGTAATTCATGCGGTGAGGCTGGACGTTAGAAGTATACTGATGAAACTCAGTTGTAAACCGGGAGTTCAAACCCCTGCTGAACAGGAACGACAGGGTAGTTGTTCTTGAGGTTCAGCATGCGAGTGCGCATTCCCTTCCGCCACGAATCGTTTTGGTTGCTGCGATTCGCATTTCGCTCATTCAGCACGTTTTCATCCGCTTCCAAGTAGTAAACGGTCGCGTCCTTGCAGTCAGAATTAAAGAAATCAAAGAATTTGCTATTCGAGAAGCGCTCACCTTCGAAATAAAAGGTGAAGGCATCCCAATTCGGATCTTCGCATTTCTGGGCAATCCACTCTCGGTACTTTGGGCCGCAGCCCTTGCTCAGAGTGTCAGTCCCGCAGAAGGTGACGCCATCCTCGTACTTACCGGCGATGACCACTTTGTCGTCAGGGTAAATCGTGTAAACCACGAGACCCTCTTTCACGATCTCGCTGGCCCCGAGACCCGAGATCAGCTTCTTCATGACCGTGCTCTTTCCGGCGGCAGGCTCGCCAATTAGTCCAACGATCTTCATGCGTGGTAACGAACGCGAGGAGATTATACGGATCTTACGACGAGGTAAATCCAGGACTTTACAATCGTGCGATTTTGAGCTTTAATAGTTACATAGGGGGAACCTCCCCTGAATCAACCTCTCAAACCAGCCATGACTTACTACAACGCATCTGGTTACTCCCCTGCCACTCTCCCCCGTTCATACTACACCCAGCGAAGCCAGTACCTGACTCAAACCGGTCAGAACCTGAGCTACAACGCTTGGACCGCTTATGGCAGGCCCACAGGCACTTCTTACACTCCCAGCAGTGTTTACACTGGTAACGTCTATGGTAATTCGGGTCTGTACCCAGGTAATTACCGGACTCCCTCGTACACGGCTCCGAAACCTGTCACTCCTGTCACTCCTGCCTACACCGCACCTGTTCCTTCTGTGGACCCTCTCACAGGGGTTGGTTACAACATCATTAACGGCAAGTTCATGGTTGCTGAAAATCTGAGAGGCACGGGGAATCTCTGGAAAGGCGACCGTATCGACGGGAATGGTGGCCAGGACAGCCTCTTTGGGGACAGCGGCGCAGATGTGTTCGACCTCAGAGACTACACCGGAGGTGATTACTCAGGTTTTGACGCTGCTGGAGCTCCACGCGTAATGAAAAACCACGCCAGTGTCACTTACTTTCAGGCCGACGACAAAATCATCCTGAACAAAAACCAAACCTACCGGACAGAGATTGCTTCCGGTTCTGTTAAAATCTTCGGAACCGAAGGCTACGCTGTCGCAACCCTTGTCGGTTTCGGTGATCACATGACCAATTTCTCTCTGACCTCTCCTCAAGTTATCCTTGCCTGAGGACTTTACAATCGTCCTGAATTGAGCTTTAATAGTTACAGGGAATCCAAACCACCATGCTTACTCAACACGACCTGACCGACCTGACCTGGATCCAAGAGCTGGATAGCCGGCCAACCATGGCTCTGGACCGTCAACAGACGCACACCACGATCTGGGTTCACTTCGTCACCGAAGCCGAAGCCCTCTCAAAGAAACTCGACGAGATCAACTTAGGTGAAGCCTGCATCGACGTTAACGTCGGTTCTAACTGCTTCAACTGGAAGCCTCTTGAGCTTCTCGAAAAGCTGCCCGAAGGCTACCGTGAGTACCGCTACATTCTCGCTGTTGACGAGAAGTTCTGAGGACTTTACAATGTTCCAGATTTGATGTATGATAGTCAAGTGGAGGATCACCTAACATGACACCTGCCGAATTTCAGACCCAATGTCTCCAAATGCTCGCCACCGCTCGCGAGCAATGGTCCGAGACCGCCTGGGAGGACCTTGAAGCTACACCACTGATGGACATTCTCGACGCGATGATGGAACTGGAATACCAGGTCGAGAACGAAGACTTTACAATCGTGTGATATTGAGCTTTAATAGTTACATGGAAGTCAAACCAACCATGACTCAACTCACCGCCAAAGAAACCGCTCTTCTCAACGCTATCAAGGAGGGAATGGATAATCCCGGCTGCGGCTGGCTCCACGAGCTGGCCGATGAGACCCGTTCCACTGCTGGAGTCCTCGGTTCCCTCGTCAAGAAAGGTCTAGTCCTTTCTAATCCCTGGAAAGAGCCCGGCTACCCCACTGCTTACTGGGTAGAACTCGCTAACTGAATACCCTGGAGGCGGCAGTTCACCCAACCTCCTTTACTCACAAACCACCTCTTAAACCATGACCGAAGAAACTAAGTCCAATGCCGTTGGCAATTTCCTCTGGAACAAGCGCAACGCCATGCAGAAAACCGGAAATGTTGGCGCAGTCACAGGATTGGCTCTCGGATTGATTGGAGTTCCTGCTATCGCTCCGACGCTTGCAGCCATCGGCTGCGGTATCTTTTACTCGAATAAGACTGAACACAAAGGAGCCAAGAAGGTAGGTTTAGCTGTCGGCTCCGTGTTCTTCTCCGTTGTTACCATCACGATTGGGGGTATCATTGGATCTTCCATCTCCGGCAAGGAATGGCTCCCCTCTGAAACCACGATTTCAACTGCTACAACTGCTCCGGAAACTTCCCCGGAACCCGTTGCTCCGACTCCTCCTCCCGTGGTAATCCCCGAGAAGTGGAACAGTGACTCCAAGAAGCTGGAATTGGAAGAAAGCATCAAAGAAAACGCCGCCAACCAGTTCACTGGAGCAGAACAGCAGATCGCATCAGTTAAGTGCACTGCCACTCCGACTGAGAATATCTGGCACTGCGATATGCGTAAGCTCGGAGATCCTGCAGCCGAGACTTACAGGATCGAATACGTTGAAGGCACTTGGGCGGGTCAACCTCTGTGATCCAAGGATTAAGGGGCTCGTGCCCCTTTACAACTATGCGATTTTGAGCTTTAATAGTTACATGGGGGGAGGTTCTCCCCCCTCACAACTCAACGTTTCAGCCATGTCGAAACTCGTAGATCACGAACTCACTGTCCACCAACTTCCAGGAGTCGTCATCACCGATGGCACTGAAAACTGGACAATCAAGCAATTCGTTACCGGGATGCTCCCTGGTGAAAACTACCTCTCTGCCAATCGCTGGAGCGACGGTAAAGACGTCCTGATCCCGGTTGGTACCGCCTGCGAACTGGAGGTTATCTGAGATGCGTGCGCTTCACCTGCTCTCCGCCTTCGCTGTCTCTGCTCCTGCGGTAGCTTTCGCCCAAGTTCCCTACCAGACTCAGTGCCGCATGTGGGAAAACGGTCGTGTGAATTCGACTTTCCCCTGTGTTGTTCAATTCGCATCTGACGGTTATACTGCTGCCATACAGACTCCCTACGACACTCACTACCGAGGTGACTCGGGTTGGTCTCTCGGCGCTCGCAACAAAGAGTGCCTCCGTTCGACGGACGGTGGCTACCAGATTGCCATCTGCCCAATTACAAATCACTGACCCTTTACAAACAAGCCAAACCACGCTATTATAAGTTCATGAAAGAAGTCACTCTTCCCAAGTTCTCAACCAACCGGAACCATGATCACCTCTCTTCTTCTTTCCTTCACGAAACTCCTCCTGCCGCTCCTGTTCGCCGTCGCTCTGATCGATTGGCTGACCGCGTCGCCGGAGCGCAAAGTGCGCGTCCTGCGAGCCGCAGGGCATACGCAAAAAGCGATCGCCGCTCGCCTTGGCATCTCCGTGTATCGCGTCCGGAAATGTCTAGCCTGATGATGCAGAAAATCAACACCGCGATCTGCTTCCTCTTCGGCGCCGCTATGATAGCCATGCTCGGTGTTCAGTACGCTGAGCAACCCCATGACGGTGAACTGCTCAAGCAGAACTGCACTCAACAATCCGCAACCTACCGGAAATGCTGATGGCTGGCTGGAAGACGTACCAACCCCGAGTGCTCCCTCCCCTTCCTTTCGAGGAGTGGCTCACCTCTGACAACTCCAACCTGCGTGAAACTGTCCGCGAGCTGGTGTACGTCCACGGGAAGTACTGGTGTGGTGCTAAGATGGACGAAGAGGCCAAGAAGACCACACGCAGGCTTATGATGCGGGTGCGTCGCCTGTCCGGGTGCCCTCACTACCACTTCGTCAAAGAAGCCATTTCCATTCTCGCTCAAACTCACTACGGTCTCTGATGGGCTACTATCTCAACAAGAACGTCGATCCCAAGGAACACTACCTGAAGATGGCCACTCGTAGTAACTCCCGAAAGAAATTCAGTCGGTTCCGTGGCGTCACCAAATCCAATAATCCTAAGAAGCCCTACTCTGTTACGCTCACGTTTCAAGGCAAGCGTCACTTCCTGGGGAGCTATGAGACGGAGCTGGAGGCAGCTCGTGCCTACAACGAGAAGGCACCGGTAATCATCGGTGACTTTGCTATACTGAATGATCTCGGGGACTTTACAAACACCGAGAATTGAGCTTTAATAGTTACATGGAGGGAAGTCCCTCCTACTTTCAACCGACGACCAGTTCAATCATGGAAAACATCAAAGTTACTGCCCAAGTCCTCGCCGAAGCCGGTTGGGCCGAAGCACAGATCGACCGCTTTTATAAGCTGCTCGATCGCAAAATCAAGCATGGCCTTAGCGCCTTAACGGTAACTGACCGTCGTTTTTACAACTCCGCTCAAGTGACCGCTAACAAGTGGGGTCGTCAACGTGAGGCTGCCGCTGTCGAAGGCACTAAGCGTTCGGTTCACGGGAAGCTTCACTTCCGGTACGAAGAGGCAACTCGCCGCGCTCGGGCCAAGTATGCGAACCTCGGTCCCACGGAAGTCAGCGCTCATCTCATCATTGCTGAAGTGCACCTGGCTACCCTCGAGAAGTTCCAACCAACCCTCGACATGTGCGATACCAGTCAGCGTCACCAGGTCTATGGCTTGAACTCGGATTTCCTTCTTCACGCCTCCCTCTTAAAGGATGCCCGACGCGTCAATGTTGACCGTCAAGCCCTGCTTAAGGAAGTCAAAGAAGAAATGGGTGAAGACTGGAATCCTAAGTTTGACGAAGAGTGGCTCAGCCACCCCGACTTCGATGATGTGGTCTTCTCAGATACAGAAGCAGAAGGTTTCCGTGAAATCGTACGCGAACTTATCGAGCTCGCTATGATCCGAGCCTTCCGCTCCCTGCGTCGTCACGCTTCCTGATTTAACTGCCAGCGCCAGCCGTCGGCGCACATCTCAGCTAGACCTCTAGTTGCCACCCAGCCGAGCTCACGCTCGGCTTTTCTCGTATCCGCAACCGACTCCGCTGAGTCACCAGGGCGCCGGTCCACAAGTTGGAATGGGATGTCCTTGCCGGATGCCTCAGACATCGCTCTGATAATCTCAAGAACAGAATAACCCGTTCCCGTGCCCAGGTTAAACGTGTGGATCCCACGGTTCCGGTTCAGGAAGTTAAGGGCGGCCAGATGCCCGTCTGCTAAATCCATTACGTGGATGTAGTCTCGCACGCCTGTCCCATCGGGTGTGGGGTAGTCTGAGCCGAACACGTTGACGTTAGGGAGTTGGCCCTGAGCCACCATCATAACGTACGGGAAGAGGTTCGTTGGGATCCCCTTGGGATTCTCTCCGAGGAAGCCGGTGGGGTGAGCTCCCACTGGGTTGAAATAACGCAGCATGGCTATGTGCCAGTCCGGATCAGATTCAGCCACATCCCTGAGCAGAATCTCGATCGCTGCTTTGGTTGAACCATACGGATTGATAGTTCTAACCGGAGCGCTTTCCGGTATGGGAACCGCATCTGGGAATCCGTAGACCGTGGCGCTGCTGCTGAACACCATTTTCTTCACTCGGAATTCTTTCATACTCTTCAGGAGAGTGAGAGTGGAAAGAACGTTATTCCTCCAGTAGCCCATGGGGTCTGAGACAGATTCACCCACGGATTTCCATCCAGCGAAATGTATAACGGCATCGATTGCGTTATGGGAGAAACATCGCCGCATGATGGCAGGGTCCCCAACATCACCTTCAATCAGATTAACAGCGCGACCTGTAATGTCTGAGATGCGATAACTGACATCAGGGCTACTGTTGGAGAAGTCATCGACGATGACAACGTCGTGACCGGCGTCAAGAAGCAACGTGCAGGTGTGGCTTCCAATAAAGCCAGTGCCACCCGTAACTAAGATTTTCATGAGACAAAGTCGAAATAGGCTTGCTTACACTTATCTTCCGAGCAACGATCCAGAGTCTCTTTCTGAATGCGACGCTTATCTTCCAAGGAAGTATTCATCTCTTGTATAGCTTTTGCGTAAGCAGGTAAAGTCCTGCGAGGAACCCTGCGGTTGCCTTCAATCGAGTTCATGAAAGGGTGCGTAATCTCGAGGGAGAAGAGCACAGGAGTCCCGCAAGCCATGGCTTCGAAGGGAACCAGGGGCATTGCTTCCGCTACGCTCGGGAAAATCAAACCTTTGGCCGAGCTGAGTTCTTTGATCACCTCAGACCTCGGAGCGCCAATGATGAGGCGGATTCTCGAGTCTTCCCTCGCAATCTGCTTCATCAGATTGAATTCTTCTGGGTCACGCAGTATAGGGTCTTGAGTCAGTACGACGAGCTCACCGGGAACGCCGGATTTCTGCCAAGCTCGCATACCGAAACTGTTTTTCTTACCTGGGTCCGCTCGACCGATGATCACCCACTTATCTTCTAAAGACAGAGAAGAAGAGCGGAGTTCTTTGTCAGGAAATAAGAAATCCAAGACCTCGAACTTGTTCCCGAAAGAACCAAAGTCGTATCCCTTGATCTTGTAAGGATTTTTAGCAATCTTGTCCAGATTCTCGAGAATTCCTTTCTCTATATCTGGTTGAACATGACCTACTCTTGCGTTGTTCTGGGAGAGCACCCAGTGCATCTGGTAACCAGAAACAGCGAACGCATTGATATAAAAGCTGAGAGCGTTATGACTAATTAGGCGCAGCTTGTCAGCATGTGGAATCAGATCACCTAGGTACTTGGGGGAGAACCTGATATCGTTACACACCACACGGTCGTAGTTCTCGATAATCGAAAGAAGATCCTTGGTTCGGGACACGGCGTCAACCTTCCCCGTAGTTTCTTTCGACGAAAAAGACCCCAAGATGACCTTCCCTTCGTAGGGAGGGTTCACCTCGGAGTCTGATGAGCAGAGGAAATCCACGTCATGCCGCTCTTGGAGCCACTCGACTTGGGTTTTCTCTAGCGTTCCGACTCCGCCAACGGAGGCTTTCCGGGGGAGCCTAAAAGGGCATTCAGCAGTTGGAATAAATAGCAGTTTCACTTTTCGGTGAGTTCGTGCACTAAGTGCACAACTCTTACCCGAGGTTCCAATTTAGTGATTTGCTCGACCTGAATGGGGTCATCTTCGAAGTGGATACGCACGTCATAGCCTTTGTTGATCAGTCCTTTCAGGACTTTAGCCTTCCACTGCCCGGATGACTCTCGAGTCTTTTCTTCCTCAGTGCGAGGATTGAAGAAAACAGGATTGTTGATGCCGCGTGATCGGAGCATCTCCAGGGTTTTCGGTGCTTCTTCAAAGGAACGACCCGTGATTATCACGTCCTCAGGACCGGGGAAGACCCCAAGGTCCTCCCGTCCGAAGTAGATCACACCGTCGATGTCAAACGAGTTGATTCTTTTCATTCTGGATCGTATTGCGTGCTTTCAGACCTTCCAAGTCGCGGTTAGCCAGAGCGTAACACTCAGCCTTAGCATCAGAGTATTGCATCTGCTGCGGAGGAGTTTTTTGGGTCCATGCGGACGGGCCACGGAGAGCGCCGACCACGCCCATCTCACGAGCGACTTTCAGGTAACGAATAGCGTCGATGACGACACCAGCTGAGTTTTCAGAGTCTTGGACCGACAGTTTCGCGTCGATCTCGATAGGCGCGCCACCGAATCCTTCAAGTTCGATCCGGAAATGAGCCACTTTGTTATCCTTCAGGTAGGGGATCCAAGTTGAAGGTCCGGCGAACAGTGACTCATCGTCCACCGGGATTCCACGAAGGTCATTCTGGGCACGAATGACATTCTCTTTCGAGATTTTCTTGCTCGCCAGACGTTCTTGCGACATCATATTCAGGAAGTCGCTATTACCACCGATGTTGATTTGCTGGTGGTATTTCACGACAGCTCCGCGATCGAACGCCAGTTCTTGGAGCACTTGAGACATGATGGATGCACCGACTTGGCTGCGCATGTCATCACCGATGATCGGCAGGCCAGCGTCGATAAACTTCTGTTCCCAGACAGGATTAGAAGCGATGAAGACGGGGATGCAGTTGAGGAAAGCTACGCCAGAGTCGAGACAGGCTTGAGCGTAGAACTCGGTTGCGATCTGTGAACCCACAGGCATGTAGTTCAGCAGGATGTCAGCACCGGAATCCTTAAGAACCTGAACTACATCTACGGGCTCCTCGTTGGACAGACGGAAACCGTATTTCTCGGGCTGCTCCAGCATGTAGTCGCTGACGCCATCGAACACGGGACCCATCTGAACGACTGGACCGTCGGGGACATCGGGCATGAAGACCCGAGCGCAGTTGGGTTTGGCAAAAATAGCTTCACCAACTGGGCGACCGACCTTGCGGCGGTCCACGTCAAAGGCAGCTACGATCTGGATATCGGCG